TCATACTCAAGTTTCGGTTTGCGTGCATAGTACCAGTTAAGGTACATATTCATCATGTCGGGATCGGACAGAAACCACTTTTTACCCTTTATCCACGGACAGTGGACATAAGTCAGTTCATCACTCCATATGTTCATGGTATTTTCAGCAGTATACGGTTCTTTGTCGGTTCCACATATTTCCTTGGCTTTTTTCTGATAGTAATTGCCCACTATGATAAGCCTTGGGTTTAAGCCGAGTATATTGCCCCTGTCATCTGTGAAATCCCACATTGCATTCCTTACAGTTTCAATGTTTTTGGGTGTAAGGTCAAGGGCTCCGGCATTAACCTGTGTTTCGGAACTGTTGGTCGGTGAGTACGGATGGCCTGCTCCACTTGCGGCACAAAGAGGCTTGCTGTCTGCACCGGTTACGGTGGTGTCAAACGCATTGTTAAACACGCTTGCGCCGTGTTCTTGCAGTGTAAGATATACCGAGTGCGCCAGTTTCTTTGTCTGTTGTTTTACAGGCTTATACTCTTTGAAGTCAAGGGCTTCACGCTCTATTTGCAGACCGTTCGAGTATTTTACATGCCTGTATTCCTGCTTCCACCTTTTCTCTGTGGTGTCATAGTTGACTGTACCTGTCCATTTCTGCATAAGACCGATTCCGCCTATACCGAAGTGGTTCTCCTGTGAACGGTTTGATTTATCGACATTAAAAAAGACTGGTATATAATCCTTTTTATTTTTCATCTCAAGGTCATAAACAGTCTTTAGTACGCCTTCAAGTTCAAGAAATTGCTCTCTGATTGCTGGCATCTTATATCACTCCTTTACATAAAAAATGACCCTACTTCGCAGCAGCGTCATTTCCGAATTGGTGTAGCCTTAATTTCCAATAACTACGTTTGTTTACGGGGTCAACATCTACAAGCTGCAACGCCTCTCCGCCGCTGGTGGTAACGTCAACATCTGTACCGTTGGCGTCCAAGTCCCAACCATACTCACCTATCGCAAGCGGGCCGGGGTGTAGGTATGCGGTATCGCCTGAAGCAAATGCAGCCTTTTGGGTTGCAAATGTGAGTGTTCCGCCTGTGCCGGTGCTATCGGTTATGGGTATCATTTTACCTACCATGCTACTGTCAGCAGCACAGGTAACAACTTCAAGATAACCGCCTATCCAAAGGTTGTCAGTAGCCGGAAGTAGGGTACTGTCTACAAATGTTGTAGTGGAACCGCCTGTTGCTGTCAGTGTAAATGTGGTTCTTAGACTGTATACAGCAGTCGGGGATACCGATACCTTTATTTCTGTCCCTGATTGCCTGCCGGCTGTTGAGCCGTCATGTGCTTCCATGGCAACCCCTATTGCCGGGTCGTTAAACTCTGTTCCTGCCACAGCTGCTACCCCTGTTCCGGGTGTAAACAATACTATCTCGCCTAGTTCTATTGCCGTAGCT